CGTACAAGTCCTTTTTAGAAAAACTCAAAAAGCCAACAACATCTTGATGTACTTTATTGTCAACAGCCCAATCAAAATAGTCGTCCCAGTTAACAGTCATTTCCAAGTGAACGAAACGATTAGCCAGTGGCGCAGGCATACGGAATGTAACGCCTTTGTCAGTTTCACGGTTACCAGCCGCAACCAATACAACATTATCTGGCAAATGGTAAGTGCCAACACGACGATTCAAAATAAGCTGATATGCCGCCGCTTGTACAGCAGGCGCCGCACTATTCATTTCATCTAGGAACAGGATGATTTGTTTATGCTTACTAGCCAATTCCGCACTTGGCAATTCTGATGGAGGAGCCCAACGCATTGTGCCATCGTTGGAATCGAAATATGGAATACCTTTAATATCTGTAGGTTCCCATAGTGACAAACGAACGTCAATTACATGAGCTTCTAATTCTGTGCCCAATTGCTTGATAATATCTGATTTGCCGATTCCTGGAGGACCCCAAAGAAAGATTGGGCGATGATTTTTAAAAGCCTTACGCAAAGACTTTTTAGCACCGCTAGGGCCAACTGTACGACTGGAAATTTCTGCCATTTTAGTTCCTATCTTTAAAAAATGTTATTTAAAATAACGCTGTGTAAGTATGTATTGTATAGGAAACTAGGAGATGTGTCAACTGTTATCTGTGCCTGCGAGATCTTTTTCTCGCTCATTTATGGCTTTAATTATACCAAATTTTCTAATGTCGTCGGAAAACAACATTAGCTCAAATCCTTTCTTTTCTGAAAAGACAGTAATTGACATTGGTGTTAGGTAGTATGGACAATCTACATACCTTTCCAAAAATATAATTGTTTGGGGACTTAGTTCAATTGGTTCAGTAAATGGAATTTCATATTCTTTTAATTCCAATTCTTTTACTAAAAATTCGTAACCTTCCTCGCTTAGTCGATATGCAGTCTGTTTATTAATTCGAGTGCTTTGCCACCATTTACGTCCAAATAATTTTACATTAGCTTCATCAACGCTCTTGCCCCATTGTTGTAAAAATATTTTGGTTAATGCATCTCTTGGTATCATTTTACTACTGTGCCGGAGGTTAGTTTAACCACTTGAAAATCATCGCAATTAAATGTTTGATTTAATTTTTTAGCAAGATTCCTTGCGTGGCCAGGATTACTGAACGAAACCTTTTTATATTTAGGTCCAGGATAACTAGTAAGACTATTGAAACTTTTTAAATTGAAAGCTTCGTTTTTATAAAAAACAGCCCAAATAGCTTCCGCCTCAAGAATCTGTTCTGCTTTGTATGTTTTCTTATTAACACTTTCTAATAAGATTTTTGGTTTTGGTCGAGACATAATATGCGTTCCAGTAATATACGCATATATTTAGTCTTATTTGTCTTCGAAACCGCCACCATCCATAGTAACAGTAACTACCTCGGTATCTGCTCTATTTCTTAGTTCATTGAACAAGCTCTCGTAATCTTGTAACAATTTATCTTGTATTTCGGCAAGTGCTAAACTTAACAACCTGGCTGTTTGAATAGGTATTCTTACTTCTTTTTGTTGAGTAAGTTCAGCACTTCGAATTACCTGTATAAGTTGTGTAATCGGTGTTAAATTAATCTGATTTTGCATTAGCAAGTACCTGTTTCATTTCAAATTCTGTTTTAAACGGGCCTTTGTATTCGTTACGTTCTAATGTAATAACTTTAGGACAGAAACTTTTAACCCATCCTTTGTTAAATTTAATAGTATAGTAACCTGCACAATACAAACTTTTACTCTGCAAGCTCTTTGTAAACAATGGAAGTTTACGTCTTACATCGTACATACTATTGTATGGAGGAACACTTGTGGCAAATCCGTGACATTCATTTGGTTCTGCTTGTGTAACTTTAACTTTGTTACTAGTTAGGAAAAATCCTTCTCCAAACTGTTTAGTTAAGTCTTGTTTTTTGTTAAACATAATTTCGCCTGTAGTGCTACTCAGTACGAATTTGTTATTTTCTTTTTTGTGAAGTGTTGCGACTTTAGAACCGTCTTGTTCTACAATCCAAAACTTACCATCCACAATCGGCTTGGCGTATATAACTGTCATATTTTTCTCCTTAATATTACAAGGGCCCTGACGGCACCCGAGTAATGTATGTATTTATCTCTTATTCTTCGACGAAATCTACTACGTTGCCGTCTGCATCTGCGCATATAATACGCACAGTTTCACCGTCTTCGCTTTTAATTTCAATCGGTCCCCAAATCCACCATTCAGTATCGCCTTGTGACCATGGATCATCCTCACGTTCTTCTAAATCGTATGGACTATTATCATCAATAAATTCTTGAATTTCTTCTTCTTCTTCGTCAGTAAGACCTTCGAATTCAATATCGTACCAGCAACCTCCGTCGAACATTTCAACAAGATCAACACTTTCAATATTATTAATTTCACAGTCTAGCATGTTGATGCTGTCTTTCTTGCCATCTCCACCAGGAACTTCTGTAAATTCAAACTCCGGAGGATTATCGTCTGTAGTTTCTACAGTCCATTCACCATATCGAAATCCATTCACTACAGTAACTTTACCGTCACCATTTCGCTGATGATATGTTTCAACTTCTTGACAAGATTTTTTATAATAAGTGCTAACGGTCCAGGTTGCCATGGCAATCTCCTTATTGATCTAATGGCAAGGTGTTCCACTCTTTAATTAGAGCGATAACTTCCTCTTCTGTATTACAGATACTTTTTGTAGTAGCCCAATCGTCCTTTTTATTACGGCCGCCGATTTCAACCATCCAACCGTTATCGTAACGATTGATAGTGATGCTTTCGTTTACTTTTGCTAGTTTTGCTAACTTACTCATTTTTAGTCCTCTATTTGAATATATGTTGTTTGTGGATATTTTGCTTGGAATGGTTCTGCATATTGCTGAATGTTATCAGCAATCTTTTTCATATCCCATGCATTACAGAATTTTAGCATGCGGATACCAACTTGGCTAACTTCCTTAGGAATTGCATTAGCTTCGATTGTTTCTCGAATCTTAGCTTTGATGTCGTCAGGTTGTGCAGTTAAATCACATAACTGTACATTACGTTGATAATCTTCTAAGACTCTATGTTCTACACCATTATGGTCGGTCCACCTCTGAAGCATGAGATTGTTCCACGCAAATCCTTTGGCTTTACGATCTTCGAACGCTTCAGTAAGACCGACTTTGTTTTTAGAACCTTTAGTACGCACACCTGGATACGCTGAGAAGACATTATCACTGGTATCACCACGCATACATTTCTCGAAGAGCATCCACTCTGGATCTTGCGCTGGCTTAGGTTCGCCTGTCTTTTTGTCTTTAACGGGTTTACCTTTGGCATCAAAAATACCTTCGTGTGTAATATGTAAGTCTCCTACACCATTATACTGACTTACATTTGGGCTAATAAGTTGTGCAAAATCACCATCTGTTGAAATGATAACGTGTTTGGCATCTGGATGAGCTTGTACCCACCCTGCAATTAAATCATCTGCTTCTAAATTAGGATGTTGTAAAATAGTAGCGTTAGTCTTTTCTGTAATAAAGTTTTTAAACTCGTCAAATGCTTCCCAAAATAACTTATCTTCATCTTGTTGTTTTTGAGTCATTGCATCTCGAGTTTCTTGTCTATTTGCTTTATAAGGCTTATAGACATCTTTACGCCAAGAGCGACCTTCAAGGCAGAATACTACATGAGTGCCGCCAAAGTCTTGCCATGCTTTTTTAATGCTGTTAAAAGTGATATGAAATGCCATACCGAGTTTAATGTCGGCGGTGCCTTGTACTACGTGGCGAGCACGAAAGAACGTGTTAGCAGTATCAACTATAATATATGTCATTCTACAGATGCTTTTCCGTTACCTAGTTTACTTACATTAATAAAACCCATGCCGCGATTAGTATCTTGGCCTTCGTCGGCTAATACGTTTCTTGCCAAATCTCTGAACCAGCGATCTACTATCTCTTCTTCAGGATCTCCATCGAAACCGTATCCAGCTTGTTTCAATTGTACAATAAACTCTGGGTTCCAGTCAAGCTCAAAGAAGCCATTTCGAATATTATCTTTGTTTACGTGTGTATCCAAAACTGCCACATATGGCTCTCCACGAATCGTTGCACGTTCTTTTGGAGTCTTTTTAGCAAGGTCTGCTTTTTCTTCAGCCTCAACAGCTTCCATTTCGTGGCGCTGTTTGATTCCTTTAACTATTTCTAGTTCTTCTTCAGCTTTTGCTTTAGCGGCTTCGATTTTATCAATGCCGAATATTTTTTTAATTAAGTTTTTCATTTGTATCCTTACATGTACATTCTCTTCCTTGTCTGCAAAAACCAGTACAGTTATTTTTTGGAAGACCTTGTAAAAAGCCATAAATTAATACCAACATAATTAACCAACCAACTGCGAGACAAAAATAAAAGAACATTTTAGGTACCCCATTCGTTTTTAAATAAAGGCACTTGTAATCTATCACTATAGCGTAGGCCTGCCTTCATAGCCAACTCTGCTACCCTGCGGTTATTCAGTGTATAGACGCTTTCAACTCCGCCTACTGGCATTAGATATACTGGACCTTCAAAACCGTATGCGCGATAAATGTCCATTACTTCTAGTGCTTCGTATGCATCGTCTTCTGTTGCAACTACAAATTTTAAATATGTATAACCAAGTTCTTGATACTCACAAACAATATCGGGACGAATTGCTTCTTCTCTCTTTTCTCCTGAACAACTTAGTTTAGCACTAACGGAAAATGTAATTCCTCTATTAAATCCAGCACTTAACGACCACTCTTGTAAATACTCTTTAAATTCTGGAGTAAGTTTTTGAGTTCCGTTAGTTTCAAATGTGATTTCTTTTAACGGTTTCATATAAACATGATCCAGCAAGTCTGGGTAAGCACGTTGCCAACCTAACAAAGGTTCTCCACCGGTGATAACCAAGTGTTCATCTTGCCAACCTTTCCATGGTAGTATTTCTACAATACGTTCTGCAATAGCATTACTAGTTAACATCGGACTTAGATCTTTGAATCTAGGATGCCAACTAGCATAGCTATCACAGCCTGTGCTTACTAATGGCAATTCTTCGTATTTTGTAAAATGCTGTTTTACTTCCGCAATTTCATCTGCTTCGGTGCTAAGTTTGCCACGTGGCATACCGAAGCCCTTACAAGAAAAATTGCAGCCAAAAGTTCTAAGAAACACGCTAGGTACTCCCATATATCTACCCTCGCCCTGTATAGAGTAGAAAAGTTCCGCTATCTTAATCTTTGACATTTGTATCCTTTATTATTTCAAAACCTAATTCTCTTGGCGTTTTACCTCTCCAGTTTTTAGGAGTTCGCCTACCTTGTAAGTTTAACACATTATCTAACGATTGTAAATACTTTCGAAGAGTATTACCGTCCGTTATTACTTCTATATTGCCTAAATCTCGCAATCTCTTGCCTTCTGTAATAGCATCCAATCCCGTATCAAAAATACCCCAAGGCGTTTTTATTTGTCCTTTGAATTGGTAGTTGTTCCTACCGGCAGTTTTTTTCTTACCTTCATACCAAGCATCCGTTTTAGTTTTTGGTTTATTCATATTGGATGTGTCTTTAATTTTCCAAGTTTTACCTAACTGTCCAGTTCCTACTAAACCACCATCGCCCTTTTCTTCTGTTAGATTTGCCCAGGTATAATCATCTACTACATTGTATAATTTGGAATAATACAGCCCTGCTTCTTGTAATTCTTCTTTAGTAGCATATTCACCTATTATACAAGTTATGATATGCGACTTATGTTTCTTAATGTGATTTAACCATCTAACTCCGGAGCCTGTGTATAGATACGGATTTTTCTTACCACTTGTTTTACACAGATATTTGAGCCCGGTGTTCATACATTTTTTAATCATCAAGTAGTTCATCTTAAACCCTCCACACTTATTTATGTGTTAAGGGTTAAAAGCCACCGCATTTAGAGTTCCTTTAATGTTTTACAATTATCTCCGTGCCATCTATTGTAGTTCGATACAACCGCAATTTTACCACAATGTTCGCACGATTTAGTAGGACGAACAATTCCAGTCATTCGCTCACTCATTTGTTTTTTCCAGTTATCGGATTTGGGCATCTTACACCCTCTTAATGCCCCTTGACGAATTTTTTCTTTTGCTTCATCAGATACGACTCTATTTTTTAATGCTTCTTTTCTTTTTAATATTGTTTCAGCAGAATAAATTTCGTGTTCTTTTTTCCCACGTTTTGCCGCCGCACATTTTTCCATTATAGCAGGATCGCGTTTAACGCCTCTTCTTGAATCTGCCTGTTTTTGTAATAGTGATTTGCCTTCCGGAGTTTCTAAAAATGCTCGCCGTTTGGTCTTCATCATTTCTTTGTATTCTGGGTCAGCCCATCGTGCTAATGCGGCCTCTTTTTTTCTCTTAGTGCCGTCCGCAGTCATTTTGAGTTTTTTGCCCCAGTTAGGATTTTCGGGACCTTTCTTAAACTCTTTTAACTTACTTTTCTCGCCAATCTTCTTTTTAGATTCTTCTGAGTGTTTTCGTCCGACCCAAGTTCCGCCTTCTCTGGCATACTTCTCTTTTAACATTTGAGAATAGTGTGTTCTAAATGTTTCATAAATCCTACTGGAAATTGTATAGGTATGATTTACGCCGCGTTCCTTAGTAGTCATTTTGTTAATGAATGTATTAAACGCAAATGCCATTTTGCTACCGTATATGCCTTCAAACTTCATTTTCCATAACAATGCGTGAGCAATGTAATGTTCTCGGGCAGTTAGTTGAACGACGTTTGATTTGATATTATCGCCTCCAAAACTACGAGGAATAATATGATGTGTTTCTTTATATCCCTGTATCGGACCTCGTAGTTGTGCTTTGTGTATAAGGTTATTATACCACTTGCTATATTTGCTTTCTACAAATTTTACGGGCCAATTTATCATCGATGTTAAGCAGAATTAGAACGGTACACCCATGTAACGTCCTTCTCCTTGAATTGAATAAAACAATTCAGCTACTTTTAATTTACTCATCTTCGTCTTTCTCTAAAAATTGTGAAACTTGATCTTCGGCATCTTGAATACTGTCTGCCCATACTGTAAATGTA